ATCTCCCGCTGGGTTCCGTCCGCCATTGTGCGGACGTTCCCCTGGACACGGGTGACAGCGGTGCCAACGGTCGCAGTGGCGGTGGCCGTCGAGGCCGCGCCGCGAACCGTGGTGGTGGTCACCGTGGCCCACATCTTGCTCAGCATGGATGCGAAGGAGCCGAACTGGTTGCGCAGCGCCAGGAAGGCACCGAAGGCGATTACGCCGTCGCGCAGCGGGCCGGGGAGCCCGTTTAGGACGCTCAGGAGGCCGTTTAGGACCTCCACGACTACCGTGATGGGCAGCCGGGCGAAGTTGAGCAGGTTGTTGGTCAGCGTCAGCAGGGACGGGGCCAGCTTGCCGAGGTTGCCCTCGACCTTGGATACCGCGTCATCGAGGATGCCGAGCACGGTGTTGAACACCGGGCCGAGGCCGCGGAATACGCTGCCGGCGATCTTGCCGATGTTGCCGATCAGGTTGCCCAGCCGGTCGAAGGCCGGGTTCATGGTGCGAACCATGTCCGACATGCCCCGGAGCGCGTCCAGGAGCCCGCTCTGCAGGTTCAGGTTGCTCAGCGTGCGGGACAGGCCGGTGAGGGTTTCCCCGCCCAGCCGGCCGAGCATGGTCAGCAGGGTTGAGGTCCAGTTGGCCGAGTCAGAGAAGGCCCGGATCAGATCCTTCAGGCCTGCGTTCAGCTCGGTGGCGCCCCTGCGGGCGCCGAAGAAGATCGAGGCCATCTTGGACTGGAAGGGCTCGGCGAGCATCAGCTTGCCGATGTACTCCATGTTCCGGCGGAAGTCGTCCAGGCCGTTGGCACCAATAAGACCAGCCGCACGGGCCATGCCCTTGAACTGGTTGATGATGCCGCCCGCGGCACGCCACATGTCCTTGAGGGAGTTGACCCCGTCGTTGATCCAGGAGTTGATGTCTCCCAGTCGGCTGGACTCGTCGATCCAGTCGCGGAAGCGGGTCGTGATTTCGAGGACCCAGTCGCCCAAGCGGGGCAGGAACTCGGAGCCTCGGAGGCCCAGGGTATTGAAGGCCTGCACCAGCGGCAGGGCTGCCTGGCCGACGCGGTCGAACAGGATCTCAAGGTTGCCGAACATCTTCTTCAGGTCGCCCGAAACGGCGATCTGGTTGAAGCCCTTGATGATGTTGTCGAAGGCGAGGCCGGCCCCACGGGCCGCCTCGGTCAGGCCGTCCTTGAACTGGGGGATGACCTTGGTCGCGAACTCCTTGAGCGAGGCACCGGCCTTCTCCCAGAACGCCTGCTGGACAGGCTTCTGCATGGAGGACCAGGTGTCGTCCAGGGCCTTCACGGCCTCACGGGCCGCCGGGGACAGGGCGGCCATGGCCTTGGCGTCACCGTCGAAGGCCTTCTTCATGTTGTCGAAGGCCATGGTGGTGATGATCGCGCCGGCCGCAATGGCGGACAGTATGGCGGGGGCGGTGGCGAGGAGGCCGACCACCTCGAACATGCCGTCGCCGACGGCGAACGCCGCGGAGGTCAGGTAGATGAGGCTGTCTGCGATGCCGCCGATGGCGGTGCCCCAGCCAGCGCCCTTGAGGGCGATGGTGTCGAACTTGGTGATGAGAGATTCGAGCCCACGGCCTGCGGCCTGCAGGGTGTTGACGCCGGCCAGGGACCGGAGCAGGCCCTCGGCGATGATCATGGACTTCTTGTCCACGACGACGTGGAAGGGCACGCGCCGCGCGCGTGAGGCGAACTGCAGCTGACGGGCCACGATCTCCAGGCCGGTGGCCTGGACGGGAAGCTTGACCTCCCGCTTGTCATCGACCTCGTCCTTGATCAGGCCGTCGATCCTGCGAAGCTCGGCCCGGATGGCCTCCTCGTTGAAGTCGAACTTCAGCGTCTCGGCGTGGATCTCGTTGAGCATCTCGCGCAACCGGGTCCTGGTGGCCTTCAGGGACTCCTGGTCGTCGTAATCGACCTTGAGTTCCACCGGGGTGTCGGCAAGGGCCTTCTCAAGCTGCTTGCGGGCCTTCAGGAGGCCCTTCTCGCTGAGCTTGGTCTCGATGTCGATCTGGCGCAGTTTGTCCAGCTCGGCGTTCACCTGGCCGATGGCCTTGGCCAGCGATGCCCGGTTGGTGTTGTAGCTGAAGGTGATCTTCTGGTTCTGGGTGAGCTTTGCGAGCTTCTTCTCGTACTTGGCCTGCTCGCGGTCGAGCGACTCGTCGTCGATGGCGAACTCGATGGTCTTTTCGAGCTTCTCCCGGCGGATCGTCGCGATCCGGGCCAGGACCTCCTTGTAGCCCTTCTCATCAGGCGTGAAGGTCAGCTCAACATCGGCCTCCCTCATCAGGTCGGCCAGGAAGCCGCGGGCATCCTCGATGCCCTTCTCGTCCAGCTCAACCTGGAGCTTTTCGATGCTCAGGTTCTTGACCGCACGCTCCAGCTGCTGCTGGGCGCGGCGGATCGAGTCGTAGTCCAGCCCGACGTTTAGCGTGACGGTCTCGCGCTCGGCGGCCTTCTTGGCCCGCTCGACGTCGGTCTTCAGCTCGGTTGTGTCGGCCTTGACCTTGACCTTGACGGCGGTTTCGTAGCCGAGCAGCTCCTGGGAGATCTGGCGCTGCGTCTCGCCGCGGAAGCCTTTGGCGTTGGGCCGTACCTTGATGGCTACGGCGCCAACGAGTTTGATGTCAGCCAAGGGGGAACCCCATCTTTCTGAAGAAGTCGAAGTTGTCCGCGAACTCCTGCTCGGGCTTCTTCGAGGACGGCTTCTCGCTCCATGAGGCGGGGCCGATAGTCTCGAAGTCCGGCGGCTTTTCCCAGTGACCTGAGACAGCGGTGTTGAGATTGAGCGCGTTGATGACCATCGCCATGAGGCGGCGATCCATGGTCCAAACGCGGTGGTCCATGATGGCTTCCGTGCGCGGGTCGGGGTTGGCGGACTCTGCCGACTCGTCGCGGGGGTTATCTACGGCCATAGCCGCGTAGTAGCGGGATCCCTCGGGGAGGTTTCGCAGCATGGCGAGAATGATGGGGATAGAAGAAAAGACCTCGCCAGCAATGAAGCTGACGAGGTCTAGTCCCCAGAACTCTTTGAGATCGAGGTAGATCTCCTCGCCGTAGGCGTCTATCAGCTCTCCGAGGGCGAGGCTTCCCCCGGGTCGGTCACTTCCGAATACTGCTCAAAGAGGAAAAGCCACATGCCGAGGTCATCGGTGCCGGCCCACTTGGCCAGCGCGGCGAAGTCGCCGCGGGTGCGTTCGGCGGCCTTGAGGGCGTCCGAGAGGACGCTAATCATCAGCTGCGCCTGATCGACGTCGTGCCCCTCCGGCAGCTCGTCGATGCGCTTTTTGAGGTCCAGGGCGTCAGCGACGGCGCGGCGCTTGGCCTTGGGGAGGCGGAGGACGGGCTTGAAGCCCAGGACCCTTCCGTCTTCCATCTCGATTTCAAAGTCTGGGTATTTGGCGTCTGCGCCTTTGCGCAGGTCGTCCAGTGAAAGTGCGGACATTCTTGCGGACTCCTTCTAAAGGGTTGGCGGACTATGGGATGGGCCTGTGAGGCCGGGGTCCGCACCCGGCCCCACAGGGGTCTTGGTGCTACGGAGCGGCGACTGTCACCGAGGGGTCGGTCGTGTAGCCGGTACCGCCGTTGGTGACGTTGATCGCGGTCACGACGCCGTCGGTAACCACTGCGGTTGCAGCGGCACCAGTGCCGCCACCGCCGGAGAAGGTGACTGCCGGAGCGGTCGTGTAGCCAGCACCGCCGGAAACGACCGTGACCGAGGACACGACGTTGGCCGTGCGGGTCGCGGTAGCGGTAGCGGTCGAGAGAACGACCGCCGGCGGGATCCACTCAAAGGGCCAGTCGTTCGAGCCGTAGTTGAGCGGGGTCACCTTGAGCGAGAGCTGGGCCAGGTTCTCCGTGTCGGCGACCGAGAGGTCGTCCGAGCGCATGATCGAGACCTTGGGCGCGTAGATGCCTGCCGTGGACTGGCCGTCATAGAAGACGACAAGCCAGGCAACCTCGGTCGGGACCGGGTTGGACGGGACGCGCACACGGCCGCTGACTACAGCGGCGTTCGAGCCGTAGTAGAGCTTGAGGCCTGCCTCGTCGAACTGGAGCAGGTTCATGATGAACGCTTCAGTACGGGCAGCTACGGTCGTGCGGAGGGTCTTGTTCTGCAGGGAGCGGAGGGTGGTGGTTTCGCCACCTTCCGAGCTGGCGGACAGGATGTCCTGGATAGAGGTGTGGCCGACTTCGGTCCAGGGGTTGCCCGGGTTACGAAGGTCGGTGGGGATTGCAGTGCCGACAGGCGCCGTGTAGAAGTGGCCGGTACCGACCTTCAGCACGGAGGTATCGTCGAGTGCCATTGGTTCTCCTCGAAGGGGGCTTGGCCCCAAAAGAAAAGCCCCGGCTTATGCCTGGGGCTTGAAACGGTTTGTGATCGTGCTCTGGGCTGGAGGGCGGATGAGCAGGCGGTAGATGGACTCGTAGCGCACGGCCCCTTTCGGGAGCGATGCGTACTGGACCACCGAGGTGGAGGTCTGCCAGTCGGAGACCTTGGCCGGGTGGGTGGAGGCCTCCATGACGGCTATGTGGCCGCAGTTGGGGAAGGAGAGCTGCTTCTGGTGCGCCTGACGCAGTGCGTAGCGGCACATCTCCTGCAGCTCCTCGCCCTCCTCGTCGGCGTCCAGGCCGGAGGTGATGGTGCTGACCATGAGGATGACCGGCTGCATGAACCTGTCGTCCCTGGAGTGCAGCGCGAGGGTGCCGGAGCGGCGGTCACGCCGGGCCACGATGGCCGGCGTCTGCATGTTCTCCGAGAACGTCGTGTAGATGTGGATTTCCTGGCCGGCAAAGAAGCTCTCGAAGATCTTCCTCGCCAGCTCATCAGCAGAGCCAAAGTACGGAGTGTCCGTCACGAGCGCCCCCTGTATCTTGAGACGGCCCGGTTCATGGCGTTGCCGAGGATGTGCAGGCCCTTGACGTCCTTGCCGGACTTGGTGGTCCAGCCGAACTCGATGGACATTGCGGAGCGGTCGGCCCTGTTCTTGCCTGCCTTGCCCTCGCCGCCGGGATCGGAATCCCGGAGATAGACGTAGGAGTCGAGCTTGCGCGGCGGGGCACCTTCGACCTCGATGAACGCATTGCCCTTGCGGTAGTGCAGGGCGAGGTTCGCCGAGGCGTCCCGGGCCAGGCCCATGGCCATCCCGAAGACGGCACTGCGGGTGCCGTCCATGTGGGAGACGTGGGACTCGACCGAGTGCGGGCCCCTGTCGGGTCCGTACCATTCGATGATGTGATCGTCTGCCATCAGTCATCCCCCAGCTTGTTGCGGGACCGGATGACGAACTCGACGTGCTGCGTGTTCCTGGAGACTCCCGGAGTGAAGCGGGGCGGGGCCGCGAGGTCCCACTCTTCACCGCGGAAGACAATCCTGGCCCATGAGCCCACGGGGGCGTCCCTGGTGATGCAGCGCATCGCCTTGATGGACACCTGGCCGGGGATCTCGGCGTCACCCTGCCGCTGCGCGGAAGTGGTGACCCTGATCTTCACGGGGACGTCTGCGGGGACTCGGATCTCATCGCCGCGAGCATTCGTCATGATGACCTCGGGGTAGATGAGCATCTCTTCACGGCCTGCATCGAGCAGGCGCGAGCGGCCCATTACCAGTACCCCAGTGGGAAGGGCTTGTTGCCTCCCCAGTCCACCGGCGCATACCCGCGGTCACAGACAAAAGGGCGCGACCTCGGGATTGGCTTGTCGGAGTTGGCTAGGCCGACGGAGCGCACGTTGCCCGTGCGCCCCAGGGCCTTGACGATGGTGATCTCGCTCTTGGTCAGGTCCGCGCCCGAGACGTAGGCCTCGGTGCGGTTGAACGTGACCATGTCGCCGCGTTCCATATCGAAACCACTCGGGTTCAGGAAGCCCCGGTGGGCCGCCTCCACGCAAATGGAGACGGCCATGGCCGGGGCAGTCTGAGCCGTCCAACCGGGCTGGTCCGCGAAGAACCGGATGAGGTTCGACGCATGTTCCAGCACAGCCTCCGCCAGCTTCACGTCGTCCACGGTCTCGATGGGCTCGCCGATGCGAGCCGCGACCATCGCAACTGTTGCTAGTGCTGGCATTGGGGTCTCCTACTACGGGGCTGCGACGGTGACGGTCGGGGTGCCGGTGTAGCCGGAGCCCGCAGCGGTAACGGTGATAGCCGTGACCTGACCGTTGGCGATGGATGCGACAGCAGTCGCGCCAGTACCCGCGCCACCGGAGATGGTGACCGTCGGGGTGGAGGTGTAGCCGTAACCCTGGGCGGTGACGTTGATCGCGGAGATCGTGTTGCCGCTCTTGACAGCCACAGCCGTAGCAGTGGCCTTAGCGCCGGGGTAGTTGCCACCCAGCGGGAAGGGCTCGCCCTGAACCTCAGGTCCGGTGATCGGCTGCAGGTTGTAGGCCTTGGCCAGGAAGGAGCTGGCGGAGCCGCCCGGGGTGGTAGCGGAGCCGTCGCCGGGCTTCTTTTCCACAGCGGAGGAGCTGGACTTCAGAGCCAGCTTGATGCCGCGGACGAAGTATTCGTCGGTGGAGACGATCTCGCGGCTGGAGCCGTCGAAGACCGCCAGGCGGTCACGCACGTAGCTGTAGCCGGCGTAGCAGTCGAACACGCTACGGTCGGTCAGGTACGCGGTGTCGTAGTCCATGAGCCAGCGGAGGGCCCAGCCGCCGGCGGAAGCCGTCGAGCCGAAGGGCACGGACTGGGGGATGGAGGGAACGCCGGTGAAGACCAGGAAGCCCGAGCTGGCGTAGAGGTAGGCCTCGTCGGCAGGGATCTGGGTCGAAGACACGAACGTGACTCCGGCGATCTTGCCGAGGGTTGCCGTGGTCAGAGCGGAGTCGCCGGTGCCCTGATCCTTCAGGAAGCGGTTGGACTTGAGGATCTGTTCCTCGAAGTCAACGCCGCAGACGGCGTAGAGGGTGTCGCTCGGGGTGCGCATCAGGCGCAGGGCCTTCTTCGCTTCCACGACAGCGTTGTAGAACACGTCCTGGTTGGAGTCCTTCGCGGCCGTCAGGCCGGCGCTGTCGTCCTTGACCAGGATCACGCGCTCGTAGGGAGCCTGCAGGATCTGGTTGAGCACGCCGTGCTCCAGGTAGGAGGCAATCGAGGAGGTCTGGGCCTCGATGATGTCGCCCCAGCCGTCCTGGAAGTCCCAGTCGCGCTGTTCGTCCGTCATCTTGATGGCGGAGTAGGGGCGATCAGCCGAGATGGTCACGGTCACGACCGTTTCCTGGTACTGATCCGTGATGATGGGCTGGCTGCGGTCGTTGCGCGCGGTGTAGGTACGCACGGGGACGGTGCCCTTGACGCGCTGGGAAATGGTGTCGCCCGAGGACTTGAAGAAGGTCTTCATGTCGGAGCGCTTGGTCACCGTGTTGGAGATAGCGAGCTGGTCGGTCAGTGCAGAGACTGCAGACTGAACCAGGACCGCCGGCTTCACCTTGAGGTGCGGGGTGTAGGTCATTTCGATCCCTTTCAGGGCATGAAAAAAGCGCCCTTAGGCGCTTGGGGTGTTGGGGCTAGTGACGGTTCTTCTTGTAGCGTTCCCACTCGGCAAAGCCGTCGAGTTCGCTGGGCTCGTTCGCGGGGTTCTGACCCCCGCGGGGGCCGAGCTGCGTCACGACCACGGTGTTGTCCTCGTCGGCCTTCTTGGCCTTGGCGAGCTTGGCGGCCTGCTTCAGGAGATCCTCTTCCGTCTTGGCGGTGAGGAACTCGACCAGGTCGTCGTCGAGGCCGGTCTTGCGGGCCACGCGCTCACGCGCGAGCTGGGCTTCGAGATCCGCGGTCTTGGTGTCGTTGGCAGCCATGATCTGCTGCACCTCGTCGGGAGTCTTGGCGGCAGCCAGCTTCTCCTGGAGTTCCTTGGCAAGGACCCGCTTCTCAGCGGCCTCGCGCCGGGTGTCCTCCAGTTCCTTGCGGACCCAGTTGAACTCCTCGGGGAACTTGGCCCAAGGGTCCGGAGACTGGTTCTGCTGCTGCTGGTTCTCCTGCTGTTCGGTGCTGGCGGGCACCTGGCCCTGATCGTTTACTGCATCAGACATTTCATGTCCTCCTGGGACTATGTGGTCTTGCGCGCCCCGTGGGGCGCTGAGGGGTTTGCCTTGCGCTGGGCGTAGATCCAGCGGCGCCAGGCTCGGGTAGCGTCACGTCCGCTCAGGCCGCGAGTGACCTCCTGCCACTTCTCCTGGAAGTAGCTGTTCATCTCGGGGAGCTTGGATTCCCGGGTCCAGCGGACAATCGGGAAGCAGTGACAGTTGATGTGGACTTTCTCGACGTCGTCACCCACGTAGGCGGTCTTTTCGCTCTTGTAGACGAAGCCGCGGGACGCGAGCATGGCGCAGAAAGCGCACGGGTCGGCACTGGTGCCACGGGCGACCAGCTTCACCAAACGGTCCTCGCGGATCGCCTGGTTGATGACCGTTCGGCCGCCATCCATGCCGAAGGCGTCCACCGAGCCGGATCCAAGGGATCCAGCGGCGGCATGCGCTTCTTCGATCTGGGTGATGGCCTTGTCCGGAGTCAGTTCTTCGTCTGCCCGGATGGTCTTGACGGCCGAGGCCGAATGTTCGACGGCCTGCTTCCGGAGCAGGTCGCGGAACGCTCGATCAACTTCCTCGTAGGACATGGCCTCAGGCCAGTCGTACTCGTCGATCTCAATCGGCCTCGTGTCGTCGTGGTCTTCCACATCCAGCAGGTTCTGGATGAGTGGATCAACCGGCACGTCAGCGATCCTCGCGGAGCGGCTGTTCTCGATGCCCTTGGCGTCCTGCGCCCTTAGGGCTTCCTCGAACCACCGGATGTCGGGGTCTTCGCTTCTCGTGCGGGTTGAGGGTAGGGAAGCGACGTCGAGGGCGTTGTCGCGGAAGTTCTTCCGCAGGTCGCCCAGCGTCACGTCGTTTGGAGAGCCTTCCGGCACACCGAGTGTGCGCCCGGTCTCCAGGGCCCGTGCGAGCTGGTAGTAGCTAATTGCCAGCTGCCGGGACATCTTTCGGATCGCCGCGACTGCGCGCAGCGACTTGGCCAGCCATTCCGCCGCGGTGGCGGCGGCGTCAAGCGAGGACACTGCCTCCCACTCAACGAGGGAGAGATAGGCGGCGGCCAGGCCCAGTCGGGCCTGTGCTGCCTGGTGCAGTTCCTCTAGCGCCGCGATCTCACTTGCCGTTGCCATTTACGACCGGCTTCTTCTGGGCGACGTTGGCTGTCTTGACCTGCGCTGCGCCGGCGGTGGCCTGCTGCATGCGCGGGTCGCGGGCCATGTCGTCCTCGACCTGTTCCTCGTGCAGCTCGTCCCAATCGTCGAGCATGCCCTTGGTGACGCCGGGGATCATGGGCCACAGGCCCTTGCGGGGAACGTCGAGCATCTGGGCGGCCTTGCCGAGGGCATCCATCATGACCGCGACGGTCTTGGTGGTCATATCCCGCCAGCGGACCTCGCCGCCGTAGGAGTTGGCGCCTTCCGTGTCACCCATTGCCAGGGCGCCGGTGCGGAACAGCTCCTCGTGGGACTCGCCCAGGGAAATGTGCAGGGCGTCGATCCAGCGGATGAACTGCGCTTCCGCGGCGGCCCAGGCCTCAGCGGACAGGTTGGCCAGGTTGGAGATGGAGGCCAGGGGAGGGAACTGGGAAATCGTAGTGAAGTTGCGGGCGGCCTGCTCCTCCTGGCGGAGGTAGCCGTCGAGCGGCGTCTCTTCGAGCTGGCCGAACTTCGTGGCCGGATCGTCGCTCAGGAGCATCCGCGCCTGGGAGACCTCCACCGGGACCGGGATGGGTTCGTTGTTGACGTCCAGAACCAGGTCGCCGTTCTCGTCCTTCTGGAAGTTCGGGACCAGGCCGGCAGCGTAGCGGACCTTGAAGGCGCCGAAGTCGGCGGTCACATTGGTGGCGAACGTTGCCTGGTTGATCCGGTCCTGCAGCGGGATGGCCGGCTTTACGACGCCGGCCGTGCGGCCTTCGTCGTCGATGAAGCAGGTATAGCGGATGACCGGGCACTTGCCGAGGCCATGCTTGAAGGGCTTGCCCTTGACCCTGAACTCACCCTCGAAGGTGTAGGTCATCTCCCAGCGGTAGACGTCGTCCCAGAAGACTGCGAGCCCGGGGATCTCCTCGCTGCGCGGGTAGCTCATGATGCTGAGCACATGCGACGGGCGGATGTCGTTGACCGGGTCGCGGAAGTAGGCGACGGTGTTCCTGGTGGACAGGATGTCGAACCGGACGTCCTTGGGGTTCAGGTTGTTCACCACGACGAAGGCATGGCCGTAGGTCAGTACCGAGCGGTAGATGATTGCCTGGCGGCCATCCATCCGGTTCTTCTGCCACAGGGTCCACTCGGTGGAGGTGTTCTCCGCGGTGTCGCCCTTGGTCTTCTTCAGCGTTCCGCCGCTGCGCCGGCGGTAGTCGTCCACAAAGGACATCTGCGCGGGCAGGTTGACGAGCAGCGGGATCCAGTTGGCGATGGAACGCTTCTGCAGATCGCGGATCTGCGGGGTGGCGTTCCGCGGAGCGTAGGGCTCCAGCTGGTTGCCCTGGAGGTAGTCGTTGCACAGATCGTAATCGGTGCGATCATGCCGAAGTGTGAGCATCATGCTCTCGACGAGCTTCAGATCGAACCGTCCGGCAGCAACCTGCCGGTTTGCCAGGACGTGGTCTTCCTGCCCGGTGGCAAACTCGTGCATGGTAGCCAAAGGCTTCTCCTAAATCAGAATTGGTACAGCTTTCGCGTGTACTCCTTGGGGAGCTGCTTGCCGGACTCGGTGAACTTCACCAGGGCCATGTAGGCCAGGAAGGCTGCAGCGAAGGCGTCGATCTTGCGGAACGAGGACTCCGACTCCTTGCCGAAGTAGAGGCCAAAGGAGTTTGTGCGCCGCTTGGTGTTCAGAACGTGCTTGCGCATGTGCTGATTGCCGTTCTGGCGCAGCCGGCCGTCCGCGATGGAGCCCACGAAGGCTTCGGTTGTCTGGGCGATGATCTGCTTGTTGGCGCGCATGTCGAAGCCCACCGCCGAGCGCGCCGTGGCGCGCACGAGGAGCTTCTCGCGGTACATCTCGGACCAGTCGTCCACATACGACTCCCAGTAGGAGACGTCGGCGAAGAACGCAGCCACCTTGTAGGTCTGGAAGGCCAGATGGACCTCTGAGTCCACCTGGGCCTCGGGCACATGCCACTCGACCGAGGGGTCGGGGTTCTCCCAGATGGCCAGCGGAACGATGAGCTTGTCCTCGATCCGGATGGCCACCAGTGCGGTGGCATCGTCGGTCTTGGATCCGTCGAAGCCCAGAACGATGTGATCGCCTGGCTTGAGGTCGCGCTTGTCACCGAAGCAGCCGGGCTGCAGGATGCCGTCCCACTGACCCACGGTCACGAGGGAATCTCCAGCCGAGACGATCTGGTTGAACCACATCCGGCGCTTGGAGGCGACGGTCTTGGACCCGTCCTGGATTTCCTGGACGATGTCCTCGACGTCGAGCCAGACGGCGTCACCGCGGATCGTGTCCACGATGTAGGGCGCCCAGTCCTTGGTCAGCGGGGCATCGGGGTGGGCTTCCAGGCTGTCGTAAAGCCAGCCGGACTCCTCAGCGAAGCCTGCCCAGACCTTCTCCTGCTCCTCGCGGATCTGCTGGGCCACACTGTCTTCACCGGGCTCGTAGGCGTTGGTGATGCAAAGCAGCCGGCCCTTGACCTTGGTGAGGTTGTTGGTCAGAACGTTGTAGAACTGCGGGCCGCGCTGGCCCGGGGTCCAGTGGTGCGTCTCGTTGGCGATGCAGAACGTGACGCGGCCACCTTCAGCGGAGCGGAAGTTCGCGGACATGGTCCGGAGCTTCTGCTTGCCGCCGTTCGCGTAGATGATCTCCTTCTGGACATCCATGTTGAAGGCGGCGCGGGTGCGCTGGGGAATGAGGCCCGGAAACACGTCCCGGGTGTTCTCAGTCTGCTGCTCGGAGACAGCTGTGACCTGAACGTAAGCGTCGGGGTGCGGCCTGCCGACGGGCTCGCCGTCCTCGCCCCAATGGGAGAACTGGCTGGGCCCGATGAGTTCGACAATGCTCAACACGGCCGCCAGGGGGTCCTTGCCCCTGGCTACCACCCCTTCATGCGCTGAAGGACCGCCTTGCGGTATCGGAACTTGCCTCGGTGGTCGATGGCATAGAACCAGAGAATGAACCGCGCCTGTTCAGGCGTGGCCATCCACGGCCGGCCGTCGGAGAAGGTGAGCCATTCGGCAACCCAGCCCAGTACCTCCCAGCCGAGCGTGTGCTCGGGGAGCAGCCAGTTGCCGTTCTCATCCTTCTGCCACGTCGGGCCGATAAAGCTCGGGGGAAACAGCTCTGCGGCTGCCTCAGCTGAAGGCGTGATGAGCTTCAGCTCTTCCTGCGTAATTGAAGGGATTGTGATCACCCCCTTGGGGGTGTTTCGTTGAAGTGCTGGGCACCTGGCCCCACCCTTTCGACCGGGCAGGTTAGGTCTCCTGGACCCCCAGCTGCTTCCGGTAGTTGCTAATGGCCGTTACGGATGCGGGAGTCTCAAGCTCCTTGGGATCTTCCAGCTCGATCCGCATTCGCCGGCGCTCACCCTCGGTGACGCCGAGGGAAGTCATGCCCTGCAGGATGGTGGCCAGCATCATCGCGCTAGGGCGCTTGTAGTATTCGGTGAGGGCATCGCACAGAAGGCGGGCCATCTCGTAGTCGGACAGCTCGTAGTAGTCGCGCATCCCGGAACGGGAGAGCGATTTGTACCACTGCTTGGCCCGGGGGGCCCAGTTGGGATCCGCGGGGGGAATCTTGAACGGGACGCGCTCACCCTTGCTAAGGGGGACGCCGCCTTCGTTCTCAGGCTTGTTCCTCCGGGTGCGCTCCTCGCTCCTTTTCGGCATGGGTCCGGGCATCAGAATCCTCGATATTTGGTCGGTTTGGGCGGCCCTTGAATGATCCCGGGCTGCGGCTCCTCGGGGAGCCGGCCGAGGGCCTTCAGGGCCTTCTTGGCCTCGTGCGCCTGCTGGCTGGTGCGCCTCAGGTGGTGCGGGCCGCACAGCGAGCGGAGGTTCCGCAGGCTGTGGTCATTGCGGTCGTTGATATGGTCGCAGTCAGTGGCCGGCTCGGGGCACCGCTGGCCCTTGTCCCTCCAGGTGCATCGGTAGCCGTCGCGCTTGAGACAGGCCTGCCGGAGCCGCTCCCAATCGACGGGGAGCGACTCCTTGCGGGTGGACCCGGCCCAGGGATTAGGCCGCGGCATCCTTGGGCTTCAGTTCTTCGAGCAGGTCCGGCCGGAAGCCGGACCAGCGGCGGCCGTCGTTGCCGATGACCACGATGGGCGCCTGGAGCAGGCCCTCATCCTTGAACTTCTCCAGGAGGTCGGGGTTGCTCGGAAGATCAACCTCCTCGAACTCCAGCCCGTACCGCTTCAGGACCTTCTTGGTCATGTCGCACTGCGGGCAAGGCTTCTTGGTGTAGACGGTGATCTTCAACGTGCTCCTAGGTGATGTAGAAATAGCCGCAGTCGATCACCGGGACCTCCTGCGCCGTAGTGAGGCGCGCGAAGATCCGGTAGGTTCCCTGACTGAGGCCCGAGACAATGACGCCGGTCTGGCCGGACAGCATCTCCGCGGGCGTGAACGTCACGGGCCGCTGGCCGTCGGGCACGATGGAGAACTCCAGGCCGGTGGTGATTGTGAGCCCGTCTCGGGTGACCTCGACTGGCTGGAACTCCACGCTCTCGCGTGGGTAGGCGTTAGCCAAGGGAGCCCTCCCAACGGTTTGGTTTCTTGGTGGTGGTGTCGGGCGATCCGACGCCGCCGGCATAGCGGCTGGCGCGGATCTTCACGGCAATGGCAAGGTCCGTCCTCTCGGCCAGGCTGCCGCTGGCGACGGGGGTGCCGAACTCTCCGAAGGAGGGCATCCCTAGCGGGACGACCAGCAGTGCAACTTTGACCAGCGTCGGCGTACCGAAGGCTTGGGCCGACGGGATGCCGGCGGGGGCCGCGGTGACTGTCGTCTTGACCGACGGAGCGCCGAACACATTGCCGATGGAGGGCATGTTCGCCGGGAACGTCACGAGGACGTTCGACTGCTTCGGCGTGCCGAAGGCTTCGAGCGAGGCAATGCCTGGAGGGCTAACCTTCCGGTTGCCGATCACGTTCGGGGTGCCGAATGCGGCGGCAGACGCGATGCCCGTGGGGCTCGCAGTCTGACTCAGGTCCTGGACCGTTACCGACGGGGTTCCGAAGGCTGCCGGGCTTGCGATACCCGCGGGGGTAACCGCGAGCGTGGCCGAAGCGCTCGGCTGGCCCATGGCCTCCCCGGTGGGGATGCCGTCGGGGCCGGCCTGCTGGGACGCTGCCGCGCGCGGGTCGCCGAAGGTCTCGGCACTCGCGATTCCCGCGGGGGAGACTGTCAGCGGCATGGCGACCGACGGGCTACCGAAGGCCTCCGCCGAGGCGATGGCCGCGGGGGATGCGGACTGCGTCGTGGCGATGCTCGGCGTGCCGAAGGCCTGCGCAGTTGCAATCCCCCCGGGGGACACGGCGAGGTTGCCGGTGATGGCCGGCGACCCGAAGGTCTGAGCCGTGGCGATACCGGACGGCGAGGCCGTCAGGGCCGTGTCCGACGTCGGGATGCCGAATGCCTGGGCAGACGCAACGCCGGCGGGGCTGGCGGTGAGTGCCGTGGAAGCTGCCGGGCTGCCCATGGCCTGGGCGGAAGCGACTCCAGCCGGGGAGGCCACCAGGGACGTCGAGGCTGCCGGAGTTCCGAATGCAGACCCGGTCGCCACCCCAGCGGGGAAGGTGACCAGCAGATTGGAAATCGCAGGCGTGCCGAAGGCTTCCTCGGTTGCCAGCCCGCTTGGACTGGCTGTCGTGGACGGCGGAGCGCCGACGATGGTCAGATCGACGGAGTCCATCGACCATGCGCCCTGGTTGCCAGCCTCGTGCGTGCCTAGGTAGGCCCGGTCGATCTGCGGAGCTGCATAGAAGTCCGCCGGAGCATCAGAAGCGTTGAGGTACTCAACGCCGTCGATGGAAAGGTGCGGAATGCCATCCAGGCCCCAGGTGAAGCTCATGTAGACCCAGGTGTCCATCGGCAGGGTATAGCCGGTGGGGATGAAGTAGTAGTTACTGCCGCCAATGGCTTTGACCACGCGGAGCCAGACGTTGGCTCCGGCCTGGCCGTTCTGTCGGTAGACATCGGCCAGCCGCTGGGTGCCATAGAACAGCCGAGCAAACGGAACGTTCGAGCCGGTGGATGCACCTTCTGTGGTGACCTTCCACCAGCCGGAGATCGTAGCCTGCTGGGCGCCGGCAAAGTCCCGGACGAATCCGGCCTTATCTCCGGTGGCAGGGACATCAGCAGAGGCGCCGAATGCGCCGTCGTGGGCTGCCCCGCTGGTGATCGCCGTCGTTCCGGCCCCGCCAATGGATGGGGTCCATCCATCGTTCGTTCCATCGTCGAAGGACGAGTGGAACGTTGTCCCAAGGCTGTAGGTCTTCGTCAGCGAGACAATCGACGTGTCAGTCTCGTCGTAGGCGTCGAAGGCCAGCTCGATTGAACCGCCACTGTCGGTGACGACCAGCCGGCCGTAGTGCGTGGTGTACGCCGTGCCCGAGGAGGGCACCGGGCCCTCGGTGTAGGGGCCGCCCTTCTGGGAGGCTGTCTGCCCGAACGGCGAGCCGGCGAAGTAGGCGATCCCGCCGGGGGAGTTGGTGCCGTCGTCAGCCGCAGCGGCGTGCATGTCGCCGCCGATCATGGCGATGTTCTTGCCGGAGGCGGCAAAGTAGTTCGCCAGCTCGGTGCGCTCTGTGGTGTAGCCGTACCAGCCGGCGTCACCCGTGATGGCCGAGCCGATCCAGGGGTCTGCCTGGATGATCACGATCACCGGCTCGGTGGCCGCGTCGATGGTGTCCTTGAGCCACTGCTTCTGCGTGGCGCCCATGGCCGACTTGGAGGAGTTGTCCGTGGCGTCCGGGTCGTCTTTGAAGTTGAGCAGATCGAGCTTGATGAAACGGACCCGGCCCCACACGAAGGTGTAGTAGAGGTCGGGGTCCGGGAACAGTTCGTTGCTGACCTGGCGCCAGTTTGCCCAGGCCGTCGGGTCCGTGGCGTTCGTGGTGTCGTTCGTGGCGACGTCGTGGTCACCGGGAACGTGTGCCATGTTCATCTGCGCATACAGCGCAGCGTGGTTCGGCTGGGTGATCTTGCCGCTGAGCTTCGAGCGGAGGTTCGCGACCGAAGTGCCCGAGCCGTCGTTGTAGAACATGTCGCCCAGGTGGAAGAACATGTCGTCGTTCCGGGCTGTGATCAGCGGGAACACGATGGGGTCGGTCGAGTTGGCGCAGGAACCGAAGTCGAACGCAAAGCTGGCCGCGCCGGCGGGCGCGGTCTTGAGCCGGCCGATGATTGCTTCGTCGTCGATGGAGACATTGGACGAGGCGTCCGTCATCTCGACGCGGTAGTAGTACCGGGTGCCGGGCGTGAGGCCCGAGACCGTCAGCCGCGCATTTCCGTCTGCGTCCGGGGTGATGGCATCGCCATAGACGACGTCAGTCGTCTGGGCCGAATCGGTCGAGCAGATCAGCCGGGCGCTGTCCGTGGAGGCAACCTTCACCTGGACGATGCCATTGGTGGAAGGGTCCTCGGGGATGCCCACCACGCGCTGCACCAGCGTTCCGGTGCCCGCGGGCGTTCCGCCCTGGTTGGGCATGAGCGCGACCATGATGCCCCAGTTGGTGCGCGAGGCAAAGGTCATCGTGCGGGCGCCGGTGGCGCCCGGGCCCGCGAAGGGCTCGTCGAATAGCGCGCCGCCCTTGGTGCCGGTGCCGCCGACCTCGTTGTGATCGACGCGCTGGGTGGAACCGGCGGGGCCGGTCACCGTCGTCGAGCCGGAGTTCAGGCCACAGCAATAGACCAGCAGCGAGTCAGCCATGGTCGTGGTGATTGAGGGGACCACGGCATCGGCAGCTGCAACGGTGTTGTCAACCGTTGTCGCCCCGCCGTCGAACGGAGTCGCAGCATCCACGCCCGTGTAGCGGAACATCATCGCGTTGCCGGTGGTGGACGAGACCGTGAAGGTCTCAGCGCCGGCTTCAGTTCCGTCGGCGATCTTGTACCAGAGCCCGCCCTTGGGGTTCGAGTTCGCAGTCTCGCGGTAAACCTCGACCCAGCCGGCGGGCGGTGTGCTGGACACCGTGCCGCCGTTGGTGATGATGTGCGCAAGCAGCAGATCGCCGGCGGCGATCCCGGACGGGAATGGGATGTCCCATGCGGTCGCTGCCACGCCGACCAGGAGCCTACTGCCGGCCGAGCCGAACTCGACTCCCGCGGCCGGGGCGTCTGCAGTGATGCTCGGGGAGCCGAAGGCTTCCTCGGTTGCAACGCCTGCGGGGGATGCCGTGATGGCTGGCAGGGGAGCGATGGCGAACATGTAGCCGCCGCTGTTGGCGACGGACGGGCTGAACGACATGGTCCGGGTGCCGGTGGCACCGGCGGCCGGGGTGGACTTGCCCACCCACAGGACACTGTTGGAGCCCGGCGCCGCGGAGGCGCTGGCAACCTGGGTTAGGTTGGCCGACGTTACCGTGGGGAGGCCTGGGCCCGCGCCCGTGTTCGTGTAGCAGTAGCCCAGGACGAGCCGGTCTGCGCCGGCGGTCGTCATGGACGGCAGCACGCAGGAGGTTGTTCCGGTGCCGGAGGACTTGTCGGAGACGACGTCCAGGTAGCTGGAGAGGTCTGCCCCGCTCACGCGGAAACAGACGCCCAGTGCTCGGCCGGCCGATGCGGAGGTCGAGAAGGAGAAAGTTGTGGGGGTGCCGCTTGCGGTGGGCACCGGACGGACGTAGAAGCCGGACGGCCGAAGCTCGGCCGCCGTGTCCGCACCGATCCTGGTCCAGCCGGATGGGGCCGTGATTAGGTCGCCGGTGGAGTTCTGGAAGAACACCGCGGCAACCAGCAGGTCACCGTTGGCCAGCCCGGCGGGCAGGTCGAGAGTGATGCTGGTTACGTTGGATCCGCCGGAATCGACGGTGGTCGGAGTCCCCGCGACAATAGGTGCTGCCATGGGGACTCCTTACCGCGCTAGACGCTGTAGTTCTGATCCGGGACGTTGTCCATGTCGCGGAACGTAAATGACGGCTTCTGGCCGGTGTAGCGCAGGAATGCGTCGGAGGCTCCGGACGCATCCGCAACCACTTTGGTGAATCCGTTGTTCAGGCCGTAGAGGACGGTCGCCTCGTAGATGGCCCGGCCACGGCCGCCGTAGAACCCGTTGTACTGGTGGCCACCCACCAGGGTGCAGTCGCGGTAGGCGACCAGCGGGATGCGGTTGTTCACCGCGGTGTAGCGATGCAGTGCGAAGGCAGCCGACCCGGTGTTCTGCAGGGAACTGATGTCCGTGCAGTGGTCGAAGACCACATGCCCGTTGCCCCATGCGCAGTTGATGATCAGCTGGTCGTCGGCCTTGGGCTCGAACCGGACGTCGCGGACGGAGAGTCGCATCGCGGTCTGGTCCGTCGGGTTGGGCATGTGGAACCAGGTGATCGGGTTGGCGCTGGAAGCTGCTGACCAGGAGCCGCCGGTGACACTGATGGAACCACCCTTGTCCCAGCGGAACATCGTGCCGCTGAGCAGGGTGAAGTTGCAGTTGTCGATCCGGAAGTTCAGGTACTGGGCCTGCTGGGTGAACTTGCCGCTGATGCCGCCGCAGCGGCAGAAGGCGTCGGTGAACTGGGCCGTGGTGTCCGTGGCGCAGTCGCGCCAGGTCCACTCCGAGTTGTTGTTCGTATTCACGTCACCGTCGATGCCGATAACGCGGTTCCACTTCCCGCCCCACTCGCACCGGATGAAGAACATCCGCTGGTTCTGGCCCGTACCGTACTCCGGGTAGATCGAGTTGGAGTTGACCGAGGGAACCGACCAGAACCACGCCATGTTGTTGGCCGGGTTGCTGGAGGTGAACTTGATCCCCTCAAGGGTGAAGTTCCGCACGCGGTTCGCGAGGGTGAAGAGGTTGTTCTGCCTGGGGTCGCTGGAAGCAGCGCCCGTGTTGGCGAAGTGGATCGTGGTGACACGTTCGCCGTGGCCCCGGATCGTCAGACCGAAGATCTGCGAGGAGCTGCCCGTGGTGGGCGAGCCAATCAGGTCGGGGCTGGAGATGGTGATCGTGCCGGCGGGAAGCTGGACGACTCGCTGGACGTTGCCTCCAACGCGGGAGTTGATCGCCGTGTTGATGGCTGCCCTGACGTCGGCCTCCGACGTCGAGGCGGCACAGACAACGTAAGGATCTCCACCACCGCCGGTGCCGGGCACACCTGGTGCGCCGTCCTCACCTTTCAGGGAGTCCAGCCACTGGGCCTCAGTGCCGACAAACCCGTTGGCCACGGCGATTTGGTACGCGCTCGCGCCCGGAGCGCCGGGAGCACCCGGAGCGCCTGGGACCGGCTCCGGAATTTCAACGCTGAGCTTCAGTGTTACTGGCACCTCGGGCACTTCGTCTCCTAGAGCTTGAAAATTTTGTTCCCGCCGTTGTCCCAGGAAATGGTGACGTCGCCACCGTTGGGGACAACAGGGAGGTTGGTTCCGGTGTCGATGTAGGCGATCAACCGCTGGGCCGACGCGGCAACGTCGCCACCGCCCGTGACTGCCGAGGCTTGGAAGACCAGCAGGTAGTGGTTCGAGGCGCTGGATGCCACCGCGGTAAAGGTGACGTCGCCGGCGTCTGCAACGCCGTTGGTCGCTGCCTGCGAGGTGAGGGCCGCGGAGGTTGCGGCCAGGGTGCCGGTGGCGGTGACGTCGGATACGAATTTGTGGGCGGCGTTGAAGGTGTAACCGCGAACGAGCGCGACCTTGATGACGGCGGTGCCGTCCCAGCGGATCTCGCCCTTGAGGAAGCCTTCGCGGCCTGGATCGAAAAGTGCAGATGCCAACGTGGGCTCCTAAATTGAGATGGTGATCTTGTCGGGCTCAAACCAGCCCATTTGGTGAAAGTAAAGGAGGAAGTCGCCGGGGGAGACCATGCCCCATTCGGAGCGGAACAGGTCGATGCCGGCCTTCCGGAGGCAGAAGTCAGCCATCTGGCTGCAGAACATCCGGTCCTGGTACGAAAAAGCCCGGGCGACAAAGTCGGGAACCCGGGTTTTCGTGATCAGCTCGAACCCGATGAGGGCGAAGCCGAGGTAGTTGTACTCCTGGCGGTTCATGGAAGCTGCCAGGACCGCCATGTGCTGGCGCTGTTCGTCTGTGTAGTCGAACTGGGACCAGACGATCCAGGGGTAGTCCGTCATGGGGCGGATGACCGCCCCTCCGGGCTCCGCGCTGACGACATGGGTCTCGTTGATGGCGATCACGACGTGATGCGCCCTGGACTGGGTAACGGACTCGATGGTCCGGGCGATGAAGCCCTCGCCGTCCAGCCGGAGGCCGATCTGGCCGGTGAGGCTAGTAGCCATCGCCGTTCCGGATCGTGCGCTTCGCTTCGCGGCGTTCGCGCCGGTGCGTCTTGCGCTTGATGTACTTCACGGCGCCGGCCTTGTCGAGGTAGCAGAGGACCTTGCGCCAGCCCGTGTAGGCGTCTTCTTCGTCCCAGGAGACAATGGCCCTGCGGCCCATGCTCGGCTTCGTTGCCATGACACCTCCTTGGACGGAAAGTTTGGGTGGGAGGAGGCTTACGAGGCCTCGCCGGTAGTGGTACTTCGTAAGCGTCGATCTACCGGGTCACGCTGGAGGCCGCGAAGCCTCTCGGGTTTTTTCTGGCAGCTAACCAGCTCTACCGCATCCGCCCTCAGCACTTGCCGTCGGACATTGGACCGTCGATTACCCATCTACGTGCGCATTAGCTCCTTGGAGGCATCCATACCTAGACCCTCCGGTGTGCCGCTCTGCCACTCCCTATTGCCTCCAGGCTGGCCAGCCCTTCAGCAACTCTTGAGACAGCTGTCAGCTGCCAAATCCAATGCGGCGGCGGTCCTCCCAGTCGATCTGGTTCGGCCGCCAGCCGTTGTGAAGCTCGGGCTCGGACGTGAATCCGTGAGCGAACTCCACCTGAGAGGTCGCGCCTTCCGGCTGCGGTGTCTCTCCGTTCTCGATGGCCTCTGCCTGAACGAGGTTCAGGAGGGTCATCGACTCGAACCATTCACAGATGGTTCGGTAAAGCCTCACGCCGGCCACTCAACGTAGTAGGCGTTGAAGCCTGAGGCGTGGTTGCCCTGGTGGCCATGAGGCCGCCGGCATTCTCGCAGTTCCGCGGGGAAGTCAGCTCCGTCTGTCAAATATGGATCTCTGCAGGATTCGCCATACGTGGTGTAAAGCATCTCTGTCTGGATCGAAGCGTGGTTGTGAAGCATTGCTTCTCCCTGTCGTACCTACGAGCTTGCGGGCAGGAGGCCCATGTCCACGAACCGGCGCAGCACTACTGCTGCGGTGTCCATCGCAACGGCGACTTCCCGGGCCCTGGTGAAGCTGGAAAACTCCGGCATCATCTCGAACGGCCTCGTGCCTCGGGGGCCGCGGACTGTTACCTGCGGCTCCTGGCCATAGGAGCGACTTCCCGGGGTGTATTCGATCCGTTCGTCCACCTCGATAACGCCGGCGGTTCGTGCGGTGTACTGCAGCTCGGCTACAGCGGAACGCAGGGCCGAACTGAGTGTTTCATTCTTTTCCATTCGCCCCTCCTCGGGAAATGTAAGAATTTGCCCCATTTCTTTACATATCAACCTCGAAATGTAAAGAAACTTGCACTGAAAGGGTGGGGAAGTCCCACAGCAGGATATTCGGCGGTACACACCTGGCGCCTATCCCCACCTTTTCAGGTATCAGCAGGTGTATTTTTTACGGGGCAACCTGTAACAACCCCCGGGTACATCTCTCGACGTGCCAATGCGCGTAACCCAGCGCGGGAGATAATGTGACCTACCTTTCGGGAGAATTTCTTATCTCTAGACCCTTACGGCAAAACCGCCATATTTCTGGGCTAGCTTATTGGCGGATGCGAATCCGTCGAGATCATTCATGGGCTTTCCGACCTTCTTGTCGTCGGAATACCCTTTGGGGTATTTCTGAACTTCACCCTGGGCATTTACGACTTTCCAATTACGGATGTCGCGGCCCGTGAAAATCCGTCCCATTTCCAACCCCCTAAGTTCTGAGGACATCTGGCGCAGCCATCGCAGTAGTGTTATCCGCGGGCTAGCCGGCTGACGCCATAGTCCACTATCCAGCCCGCTAGCCACGGGAGACTGTGGCCCGGCCCCCTCGTGAGAAGGGAGGCCGGGACAAGTGGCCGGCGCTACAACACCGGCCCATCAAACCCCAGCAAGGTAGCGAATTGCCCGGCGAGGTTGATCTATACAAGCCTTTGATCGTCTAGGCCATATCTAAGCTTGACCTTCGGAACACTTCCATAATACGGGCTGTCGCACGAAAAACACCCGAAAACGGCGACTTACGAAAATTCGCCGGGCCGGGGTCCACATGAGGGTGCGCAGCCGCTCTGCACCCGACGAAATGAGGTCCCACCGCGTAGCTCGGAACCAGGCAACGCGCAGCGGCTCGGAAGGAGGGGGCAGCCGGCGCGTGCGTGGGAGCACACCGCGGTGGGAGTTTGCCCTGGACGCAGAAAGAGCCCGCGCAGCGGGCTTTCCCTGGACCAGAAAATTTGTCATCGGCCCTAGTGGCCGTAGCGAGGGGGCCGAAGGCCCCCGAAGCGGGGGCCACCCCTGGACCATCCACTGTCATTTGTTACCGAGGGGGCTCCAAGCCCCCGAGGGGTTCTACAACTTCCGCTTGTTACCCGAAAGCGAAGGAGCGAAGCGACTGAGCTTTCGGCCTTTGGGCCTTCAGCTCAACCCAACCACCACCTAAACCCAAACCAACAACCAACACCTACCGCCCCCTACCCCTCAAATCATCTTCTATTGTGTAAAGGAGGTGCATCGAAATCCTACAGGTCGCTCTTAGGGCGGTGTGATCTTCGTCACACCACCACAAGAACCCCTAGATCTAGCGGATTTTGGCTGAGATTTGTTTCTCAGCCGCCGTAGGCTGACCAGGACTGCAGGTCCCGCTCCAGCTGGACCAGCTCGGTGTCCAGCACCGATTCCATGCCCGTCCGATCCTCCAAAAGCACCTCGACGGAAGCCAGCCGCGAGGCTGTCTGCCCAGCCAGGTCAGCCACCTCCGGAGACCAGGGCTTGCTCCCGTCGAGATCCATTCGCATGGCGCCGGCCAGCCGGCCGAGCGCCACCGTGTCTGTGCTGCAGGTCTCCCCGCTGCGCCCGTAGGCGCACCCCTGGTCGTTGAACCGCCGGACCACTTCGAGCAGCTGCGGCTTGTTCCTGGCCACCGCCACCACTGCCTTACTGGGGCCCGCTGAGGCCGGAGCCGTAGGAGCCGCTGTAACGGCCTGGACCCCCGTTCCGCTGCAACCACCCAGGGCCATCGCTGCTAGGGCCGCCAGGGCCCCACCCAATGTCGCTCTCATATCGAAAATGGTACACCCGAGTCCAATCGGCGACTTCTGAACCTGTACGCTAGTCCAGGCTCTGTCACAGCCGGGCAGGGGCCCGGAAAAAAATCGGGGATACCCCCCGGGGGTATACGTGAGTGAATGGTGACTAACTGAATCTCAGTGAATGGCGCCTAACTGATTCCAGTTAGCGGGCCCTAACTAAGAATCTCAGTTAATGGTGACTTACTGTAGTGGCATACCCTACGGGGGTATCCAAGGACAGGCTCTAACTGAGAGACATACTCTCGCTATGTTTACAGTTTCAGTCATGCCAACTAGTCATGTAGGCATGCCTAAATATGGCCAATATGACAACGCTGCAAGGGCCCTTACTCGCCAGTAACCCCCGGCCCGGTATGGTTGCCCGGGAAGGCCCTGTAAGGCCTTAGAATCGAATTGGCCCTGTAAGGCCCTACGTGGCCGATTACGCTACAGTAACCCGCGTTTAGCTACCCTAACACCTAAGACCCTACGTTAGGCCCTGCAAGGGCCCTTCACGGGCCTTACAGCGGCAAGTCTAGCTTAGGCCTATCCGCAATCTTGCCAGTCAAGCCCCAATACAGCTAGTACCCCCGGGGGTATCTAGGCCCTTTTGAGCCTGTCCGGGCCCGTATCGCGGGCCCTGTATCCGGGCCCTGTAGCGGGCCCTGTAGGCCCTGTATCCGGGCATAGAAAAAGGGCCCGGGATTCCGGGCCCTAATTCCTATTTGGGACTAGCTAACGGGCATTCCTTTTAGCGGCCCGGGCATTCCTTTTCCTTTCAGCTTCCCGCATTTTGTAAGCCGCATTTGTTTCTGCCCTTTTAGCGGCAGAATCGGCATTTTCCTTTTCGGCCTTTTCGGCAATGACCTTTTCAATTTCGGCCTTTACCAATGCCCGGACAATTGCCTTTTCGGCGTCCGCTTCATTCCGGAGCACTTCACATTCAACCGGGGAAACGGGATTCCGGCGGATATTGGGCCGGACATATTCGCGGAATGGACGGCGGATAATTGCGGACGGCAATTCCCAAGCTTCAATTGCCGGGGTAAGCCGATTCAATGAAACTGCAATTTCCAGATCCAAAGAATCAAAACGGGCCTTTTCCTGCAAACGGATGCCGTCGGCAGAAATGGCTTTTGCATTTTCGGCCCGGACATTTGCCTTTACCAAACGCTGACGGGCAATCATCATTGCCCTTTCAGCATCCGCCAATTCCTTTTTCATTTCGGGGGTACCCTTTTTCAGCGGCGCCTTTTCAATTGCCGTTTCTGCCGATTCAATCCGGGCCGCTACCTTTTCAACCCCGGCAATTGCCTTTTCCTGCAATGCCCGGGCATATTCCGGATCAATTGCCCGGTATGTTCCGAATACGGCAATTTCCCCGTTAGGCAATGACGTAACTACAGCGCCAAATTCCCGGCCGATTGAATCCAGCAATTCCCGGGCAATCCGGTAATCGGGCCGCGTTGCATGTTCGGCGTAAATGCGGGCCTTTACAATGGAACGCCGATTCTTGTTTTCAATCACAGAATGCCCGGCTTCCCATTCCTTTGTTTCTTTTGCCGGTGTTTCCATCATTGCGCGTTCCGAAAGAATGTCCGTTGCCAATTCCCGGGCCGAAATTCCCATATCCTTCGCGGCTTCCCGCAATGATGCAATGGTATCGGCCTTTTCCCGGGCCTTTACAATTTCCCGGGCCTTTGTGGAAGGGTTAGCAAATTCCGCCTTTTCCATTGCGCGAAATTCTGCCGCCATTGCCCGGGCCTCTTTGGTTGAAGCTTCCATTGCTCTCAGTCCTTACTATCTGTGCTGTAGCGGGTCCTTCCCGCTACCTACAGTCTAGGCCTAACGGTGGACAATGGGAATAGGCGTCCGCAATCCCGTTTGGTGGACTGTGGGAGATTGGAAGTAGAGCAACCCCGGGAAGCAACCCCGGGAAGCCCGGGAAGCTTCCAAGCCCGGGAAGCCCGGGAATCCCGGGCCGCTACAGCGTCCGCAATCGTGTTTGGCACGGTATGGGACATTGGAAGTAAGGCAAGCGATACAGCTTCCCGGGAAGCCCGGGAAGCGTCCGCAATCCCGTTTGGACGGGGTTGCTACCTTGGAAACATAGACCTTGAAAGTCTAGTTCCTATCTAGGGAGTAGCAATGTTCACTGAAAAGTTCATAGCGGAATCGGTCCTACCGGAAATCAAGTCCACCGGCGGGGCAACGGTTCTGGTCAGTCCTTACGGAATGCCACCGGCAATCCTCCGGATGGACAAATACCAACCCCCAACGTGGGTAGTCGCACTGGGCGCTTGCCCGGTGGATGTCCCGTTGGACGGGCTGGAAGCCAACGAATTGACCATCCTGGCCAATCTCGTGCTGGACAGCTTCCACCGGAATGCATGGTCCGCCGTCGGCTTCTGGGCCTTCGAGGGCAGGCTCTACGTCGAGCCCGTCGAAACCTTCACCAGCCATGAAATGGCTGTGCAGGCCGCAAAGGATTGCGACCAGATCGCGATCTACGCCATGCATACCGGCGAGACCGAATTTCTGGTCCCGGAACACAACTACGTCGTCGGCGCGGATAGCTAATCGCGAGAGACGTGGGAGAGGTGCAGGTGAGTCCAATGATGTCCCGTCGAATTGCTGCCGAACGTCGGCACGCACGAGAGGCGCAGGTGCGCCAGCTTCCTAACCGAAACAACGAGAGGCGCACGAAATGAGCCCCAAGCATGTCCTAATCGCCCTGGCCATCATGGCCGGAATGTCCGTCGCCACCGTGGCCATGTTCCTCATGGCCTACACCACAGTTGTCCGTCCCTACTGAGGGACGACTGAGAGTTCCACTAAGACGCCACCGAGCGCCCGGCGGGCTGGAGAACCGTGGAGAGGAGTCTCCCACGCAACCCCCAGCCCTGATCGGGAGCTTTATGGACAGTCCATAAGCCAACCAGAGATAGGTGAAAACAATGGAACTGAGCCCCGCTGTCGCCGAACTGCTGTCCACCCTTGAGGCTGACCCGCAGACGGCAAGCGTTACTTTCTTCCCCTTCGGCCTGCACACCCACCTCATGTCAGACGGCATGGGCGGCTGGAATCTGGAGGTTCACACCTCCGTCCCGGTGGATTCCGAGGAGCCCGAGGAGGTCATCTCCGACGAGGAGCACCTGAGCACCGAGGAGCTGGTGTTCCGGATGTCCAGCCTGGCCTCGCTCGCTGAGGCGTGGATGGACCAGATGGTCGCCGACGCCGGCCAGGACTTCGACGCCGAACTGGAGGCCCTGCTCAACGACCAGCAGTAACAGATGTCCTCCGGTGGACTCGAAGGCGTCTACCGGCGGCATGGGCTGGGAGCTTACAGAGCACGCCTGATCTGCGGTGGAGTGCAGGACTCCACCCAGCCCCTCCGACAACACAGAGAGGCAAGCCATGGGTAAGAAAAATGCCCTCCGGACGCTGAAGCGCCATCGGCGCATTGCAGTGCTGGAGCGTTCCGCAATCCTCGCCCCTGAGGCGCAGGAGTCCAAAGAAGTCCGCAACGCGCTGAAGCGCAGAAAGATGGTGGCACGGCCATGAGTCTTGACTGGAATGCACAAGAGGCTCCCAACTGGGACGCCCTGAACAACTACCAGCGAGAGTCCATCATTTTCGCCACGATGCCTACCGGCATCAACAAGGTGACGATGGACAACTACGCCGAGATGCACGCCCGCTACTTCAAGCTGATGCGGGTGAGGGACTGGAAGCCCGATCTGGAGCTTGAGGACTTCAAGAACGCCGTGGGGCTCCGGACCAACGCCAGCTCCAAGACGCCCGCGGCATTCAAGAGGGACCTGATGGAGCAGCTCGACGAAGAGGTGCGGACGCACAATCGGCTCCGGGAATCGGGGGAGCGGCTGTGAGCGACTACGAAGAGACCCCCACATGGTCCAAGCCCTGCCAGAGGTGCGGGCACACCATCGAACGCTGGCGCGGGCAGGGTGACGTGACCTGCGGCCACTGCGGCGCTGAGTACAACGCCGGCGGCCAGAGGCTGAGGGACGACTGGCGCGGCAATTCGTCCACTTGGGACGAAGACGTCAGCGACCTTGACGGCTACGAGATCCAGCACGCGGAGGACTACTGATGGGCGCCTGGGACGACGAAGAGTTCGACGAAGGTGACTGGGACGGCAAGTTCTCCCGGTCCCACCTTGAGGTGGAGAGGCTCTACCTCGAACAGCCTACGGGCATGTATTTCTTCACGCCGGACGGCGAGGGGTGCATCTGGTACGAGACCAGAGAAGAGGCCATGGCTGACACAGACGCCTTTGGCAAACCAATCATCGTGCTCTGCCAAGAGCTGAGCGACTTCTGACCTAGGAGGGTCTAAATGAACGCAGAAATCACCAAAGAAGAGGGTCTGGCCGCTGGGATTGTCCTGACGGCAGAAGAGGGAGACACGGTTGTCCGCACTCTCCAGATCATGACCCGGCATGCCGAAGGCGTCCGCAACTCCGGACGCCCGTTCGCCGTAGAGGCGTCAGAGGTGATCGCGCAGATCATTCTGCCCCTCGCCGAGATGTTCGAGTCGATGATCGACTGCGGCATGGTTCTCCAGCACGAGGAGAGCTGAGGCATGGAGGAAGAGGACGCCGTAATGGAGGCCATTCTCGACCTCCTACACCCTGACCCGTGGGGTCAGGCAGAAATCCAAGCCAACCGAGAGGACTGAGGGGCATGGAAGTGCCGTTCGGAGATTCACAGACCAACGTTGCCCGGGTTGCCCGAATGATGGGTGAGTTTGCCCGGGAACTTCAAGAGGAGATCGACCGCGAGAGGGGAGAGGCCCTTGTATACCGTCGAGAAGCATAAGGGCACAGACGGCGACACCATGGCCGTCATCAGTCTGGAGTCCAACACCCTGCCCTACGTCAGCGTGGACACCTACCAGAGCTTCAACGGAGACTCCTGGGTTGAACAGGAGTCCGAGTGGCTGGAGCAGGAGCGGGGCATTCCTGAGGCGTGGCGGTACGTGGACTTCGACTACGACCACCGCAAGATTCTGGAGGAGCTGGCAGAGGCTTCCATCGCCGGAATCCTCAACGACCTGCCGGTGGGCTCACCTATCGAGTCCATCGAGTACGAGAGCAACTGGAGCCCGTCCGCCTACAACTTCCAGTCAGACACCTACACCGCCAAGTTCACGGTCAACTGGACCCAGCTCAAGAAGTGGCTCAAGGAGTCCGGCCGCGACCGCGAGGAGTGGATGCGCGAGAGGTGGAGCAGCTACGACGGCTTCCACAGCCACATGTACCCCGGCTACTGGAATGACCCCGAGTGGCGTCCGGGCATGAAGGTCTACGCCACCATCGCCATGTACCTCGAAGAGGTCATCGACCGCGAGAGCCAGTTCATGGCTGTGGCTGAGGCGGAGTGGGAGGCCTACTCCAACAACGTGACGCTCTCCATCAAGGAGGACGACTACGCCACCCTGCTGGCGAAGTTTCTGGGCGCAGACGCCCCGGATGAGGTGCAGTCCGAGATGGTCTACGACACCGACTGGGTCTATGACCTCATGGATTGCCGCGGCACCGACATCGAGACGCTGATGCGGGAGCATCCACTCGATCCCCGAGAAGCTTCCGAGGTGCTGTCCAAGCGCCCGGATACCGAAGCAATCACCGGCCAGATGGCCATCCTCTAACCGAAGGAG